GGTGCAAATGATAAAGATCAATTTTGTAAATTGATACAAGAATGTGGAGAACTATCTGATAACATCTGTAAAGGTAAAGATCTTAGAGATGATGTTGGAGATATAATGGTTGTACTAATTAACATTTGCGTACGAAATAATATAACACTTGAAGAATGTCTACAGGTTGCTTATGACGACATAAAAGATCGTAAAGGCAAAATGGTAGACGGAGTATTCATAAAGGAGGAGTAATGGGCACAAGAGCTTGGTACAAAAAAGGAGTTAACTTTAGAAGGCAAGGAGCCTTGGAAAGACTTATAGTTTCTAAATTCACACCTAAAACTATTAATGGTAAGGAAAGGAATGAAAAGAACTGGACAAAGAAGAAGGAAGAACAAATCGAGATTCTCGAGTCTAGAATCAGAGGTCAGTAAAATGAAAGTTGCAATAATTGGATATGGATTTGTAGGAACTGCTACAGAGTATTTTTTAATAAACGGTTTCAAAGAAACATTTGATATTCAAATACTTGATCCTGCCAAAGGTTATAATGATATAGAATGGAAAGGTATTGAATACGCATTTATATGTGTTCCAACTAACCTAAAAGAAGATAAATTAGACGCATCTATTATAGATAATATACTAGACGATTTAGATCCTAATGTACATCCTATAATTAGAAGTACGGTAGGACCTGAACAAGCTCTGAACTTAGCTAGACGAGGTTGTATTATGATGCCAGAATTTTTGAGAGAAAGACATTGGAAAGAAGATGTAATGAATCCTAATATAGATTTAATTGTAGGAGCCTGGTGGAATGATAATTTTGTAGATCTAATGTCTAACAACACTATAGGAAAGATGGTAAAACATGTAACTCCTATGGAAGCGTCTATGATGAAAATGATGCGAAACGCTGCACTAGCAGTTAAGGTAGGTCTAGCAAATGAGTTTAATGATATATGTAAGTCAATGGATATTGATTATAAAGTACTACAAGAGTTTTTAGAATCTGATGAAAACCTAGGAGGAACCCATTGGGCTGTTCCAGGACCAGATGAAAAGGTAGGTTTTGGTGGAACATGTCTCCCTAAGGACTTGACTCATGCTTCTGCTTTATCATATAATACGCATAACATAATGAATACAGCCCTTGAGGCGAATAAAGATAGGAGAAATAATGAGTAAATTATTAGAAAGGATAAAAAAGAATTCCTCAATACGAGAAACAAATATCCTAACAGAAAGTAAATTCTTTGGAGAAAAGGATTTAATACAAACCTCGGTACCAGCAGTTAATGTTGCATTGAGTGGAAAATTAGATGGTGGACTAACACCTGGACTAACAGTATTTGCAGGTCCTAGTAAACATTTTAAAACAGCATTCGCTATGCTATTAATAAAAGCATTCCAAGAGAAATATGAAGATGGTGTTGTATTGTTTTATGACTCAGAGTTTGGAGCACCTCAATCTTACTTTGAAACATTTGATATTGATACAGGCAAAGTAATACATACACCTATCTCAGATATTGAACAACTTAAACATGATATAATGCAACAGTTAAATGGTGTTGAAAGAGACGATCATCTAATGATTGTTGTTGACTCTGTTGGTAACTTAGCTTCTAAGAAAGAAGTAGAAGATGCTTTAGAAGGTAAAAGTGTTGCTGACATGACAAGAGCTAAACAAATGAAATCTTTATTTAGAATGGTAACTCCTCACCTAACTATTAAAGATATTCCAGCTATTGTAGTTAACCATACATATAAAGAGATAGGATTGTTTCCTAAAGATGTTGTTAGTGGTGGTACAGGAATTTATTACTCAGCAGATAATATTTTTATTATTGGTAGACGACAACAAAAGACAGGAACAGAAGTTACAGGTTATGAATTTGTAATTAATGTCGAGAAGTCTAGGTTTGTAAGAGAGAAGTCTAAGATCCCTGTAGAAGTTACATGGGAGAACGGTATTAGCAAATGGTCTGGTCTATTGGAAATGGGAATAGAATCTGGATTTGTAATAAAACCTACTGTAGGTTGGTACCAAGCAATAGATCCTGATACAGGAGAAGTAGCAGATGTTAAACATAGAGCTAAAGATCTCGGTAAAGAGTTTTGGCTTCCCATATTATCAGACAAAAGATTTTCAGACTGGGTACAACAAAGATATACAATCGGCTCAGTAGAGATGATGGGAGATGAAGTTTCAGATGAAGATATTCAACAAGAATACGAAAAAGTCTAAATGCGATCGTTGTGGAGACATAATAAAGAAAAACGATAAATCTTATTGTTTTCACAACACAGAAGAAGAAATTTATATTTGCATGCCTTGTGTTCGTGATGTCTATAATGAGTATGTAAAGTTTAATGGTGACGGAATATTAAAAGAAATGGATAATCCAATTGAAGAATAGAATTGAACAAGTTATATTAGAAAATCTTATAAAAGATGATGCTTATGTTAGGAAAGTAATTCCTTTTCTAAAACCTGAATACTTTATGCAGTATGAAGATAAAAAAGTATTTGATATTATTCATAGCTTTGTAGAAAAATATAACAATCCTCCTAGTAAACAAGCAATTATTCTAGCAGTTAATGAAGACACATCTTTAAATGAAGATAGTCATGCTAAGTGTATGGAAGTTATTAACACTCTAAATGGAGATGAGGTTAATAGAGATTGGTTAGTAGACGAAACAGAAAAATTTTGTAAGGATAAAGCTCTATATTTAGGAGTAATGGAATCTATACAAATTATAGATGGTAAGAATAAAGAGAAATCTACAGATGCTTTGCCTAGTATTTTATCTGAGGCATTGAGTGTAGGATTTGATACAAACATAGGACATGATTTTATAGAAGATGCCGAGAAACGATATGACTTTTATCATAGGTTAGAAGAAAAGGTAGAGTTTGATCTGGACATGTTTAATAAAATAACAGAAGGTGGTTTATCTAATAAGACTCTTAATATAGCATTGGCGGGTACTGGTGTAGGTAAATCCCTGTTTATGTGTCATATGGCGTCGGCAGCAATCTCTAAGGGTAAAAATGTATTGTATATTACCCTAGAAATGTCAGAAGAACGCATCGCAGAGAGAATAGATGCTAACCTAATGAATATCCCTATACAGGAACTAGGCGATTTATCTAAGGCAATGTATGATGATAGGATTAAAAAGATAAACGATAAGATTGAAGGTAGACTTATTGTTAAAGAATATCCTACAGCGTCTGCACATAGTGGACACTTTAAGGCATTAATTAATGAATTGAAATTGAAAAGAAGTTTTTTCCCAGACATTATCTTTATTGACTATTTGAATATATGCTCTAGTAGTAGATTTAGGCCTGGGAGTAGCGCTAACTCTTATACAATTATTAAGAGTATAGCAGAAGAACTTAGAGGGTTGGCTGTTGAACAAGATGTTCCTATTGTAAGTGCTACACAAACAACAAGAGGTGGTTATGACAATAGTGATGTTTCATTAACAGATACTTCTGAGAGTTTTGGTCTTCCTGCTACAGCAGACTTAATGTTTGCTATTATTAGTACAGAAGAACTAGAACAGATGGGACAATTTATGATTAAACAGTTGAAAAACAGATATGCTGATCCTACAAGGAACAAAAGATTTATGATAGGAGTTGATAGAGCTAGAATGAAATTATTTGATCTAGATCCTTCAGCACAAACTCAACTTACTGATGCGAATATAGATATTCCTGTATTTGATAGCGGACAAACGGAAAATAAGTATGACGACTTTAAATTTTAATGATATAGAATGGGAAGTAATGGATACACCTGTGGCAAAAAGATTTGCCAGTTTTTTTGAGAAACATGAAAGCACTTCTAAACAAATATTTTTTATGGGTGAAACAGATATACAAATAAAAGATGAAATAGATAAATCACTTTACATGTTAGGACTTGAACCTTCTGATGATATGAACAAATTACATGACATATTTGCAGATCATAAAACACCTACCAAGGAATTAAGTAGATTAAATAATCTTATTCATTACCATGAATTAGTTGAACATGGATTTCCGCCTCGATGGGGCTATATGTTTGGTGATGATAATGCTAAGATGGAATTAACCGAAGAAGACTATGAACATTTTACTCTTACAAGAGAGTTTGGAACATTGTATATTAATTACTCTCATGTAGGTAAACATTTTGCTGAGGTTGTTTTTTCTAATGATTATGATATAAAGAAAGAACAATATCGTCCACAAGAATATGCACGCCCTAGTTTCATGTGTTGGTTGGGTGATGATTTAGAGGAAACAGATATAAGAGCATTTAAAGTTAGAGTAGAAAATGCAAGACAAATGTTACAAGAAAGATTAGAACTACCTGAAAAAGGAGATCCAGCGTTAAGAGTAGGATATATTCCTTTTGCTAAGTTAAAAATGGATATAAATAATAGTGAACTTGTTAATCACTTACTTAAAGTGAAAGGCAAGAATACGAATTATATGGAACTATTTCCACAGGAGTAAAAATGGTAGATTCAAAAAATGATTGGTCTGAAGAACCACAAACAAGAAAAGTAAATTTAGAATTAGAGATAGATACAAATCTAAAAGATTCAAGTAAAAACAGATATCAAGGTTTAATTGACCTTGCAAGAGCATTTGATCAATGGAGAATATTTCCTCGTATCTTTATATCTACATACATTTACTTACTCTACAAAGTAGTAATTTGGTATATGGAGTTAAATGCTCCTACAATGGAACAGAGTGGGTTGGTTAGTGTCGTAGTTGGCGCTGGAGCTGCCTGGTTTGGTCTTTACACAGGTTCAAGTAAACAAAAGGAAAAATAATTATATAATAGGAGAGAGAATGCCCCCAAAATTTAAACCCAGCCACAAAGAATATATTAAAGGTCCAGATGGCAGACCAACGAAAAGAACTAGAATGAAGCACTATTATGTGGGGCAAGTTTCAACCGAAGATTTAATTGACGCCATAAATAATGGTAAGAAAAAACATAAAAATAAATTTATTAATGAATTAACAAGACGTGGAGTAAAATTAGTATGGAAGACACCAGAAACGATATCGGAACAATAGAACCTGCACCTAAAAAGGAAGGGTTAACTATTGAACAGTTAAAAGAGAATTCTTTAAAACTAGAAAAAGAATTAAAAGCCAAACAAATAGGTGCTATTAGAATCTATGATGGCGCATTAGATCCTGGGTTTTGTGATGATTTAATAGAAGTATTCAATACGAATACAGACCTACATGATAACATCGACGAAGAACAAATTAAATGTGTTCAATATTCTTACAGTAAAAATCACGAAGGTGAAGATGTACATGAACAACTAAAAGATCATATAATGAAACTATATGAGCATTATTTAGAGGATTTGAATCTTCCTAATATGATTGCACATAAAGGCCTTGAATCTCTAAAAATAAGAAAATACGATCCTGATGAGGAACCAATAGCAAACCCACATATAGATGTGGTTAATCATGAAAGTGCTATTCGTGCCATAGGATTCCTATTTTACCTATCAGATAACAATAAAATGACTAATTTCCCTAGACAGGGTGTTGGCGTAGAATCTATCAAAGGCAGAGTAGTTATATACCCACCTAGCTGGGAGTACCCTATTATTGAGAATATGCCCGAAGAAGGCAGCAAATATAATATGCAAACCTACCTACATTACGCCTAACTTACTGATATCTCACCAAAAAAGATTTCAAAAAAAGTACAAAAAGTGCTTGACTTATGGTCCGCCAGAGTGCATAATGTATGTATATTAAATAAAAAGGTATAAAGATTATGACAAATTGGGAAGACTTATCAGAAAGAGATCAACTTTTAACTTATATTAGTGATACTCACAAAGACGCTTACGGGTTTAGACCTAGAGGCCTTTACAATGGTATGTCTGTCCAAGAGCTTAAAGTTGAGCTTGATAGACTTTATGAGGCAGCTTCTGAGGAAGCAGATCGCATACATAATATCGAGACTCGAGCTTGGAAGGCTTTGAAAAGTCATTATGCCAATTTAGTTGATATGGGAGCAAAAGACTTTAGGCAAGCTCTTGCTTGGGATATGGAAGCTGAAGATGTGGAATCATGGGACTTTGGGTTCTACTGTTACCACAAAAACATTCCTTACTCTAAGGAAAGAGTGCTAGAAAGATTAGCAGCTTAATAGCTCTTTTGGTCCACAAAGTGGTTGACATTAGGTACAATAGAGTGCATAATGTAACTTGTAAATGAGAAAAAAGGTGATAATATGACTGAACAACTATTTAATTATGCAGGCTATAGCGTAACTGAAACAGGCCAAACTAAGGCTAGATTCGGTAATGATATGGTATCTCGCATTAAGAAACTTACGGCTAAGGGTAACCAAGATACTTGGTTTGCTGAATTGCCGCAAGCCATGACTAAGAAGGAAGCATCTAATTATTTGCTTGAAAGGGATGACATTAAGTCTAACTTTGATGTAAGAGATGCTTTACAGAAAGTCGTGTATCGTAATGTACCTAAGTCTACAAGAACGGTAACAGCAGGTAATACTGTTTCTACTACTGTGACTGTAAATGAAGGTACACAACCTGGCAATTATGCCAACAACATGGAGAGCTAATATGGCTAATCGTAAAGTGAGCCAAGAGCAAAAAGTTCTAAACTTTTTGAATCAAGGCAAAGCGTTGAGTAACGCTGTGGCAACACATAAACTCAAAGTAAATAGACTACCTGCAAAGATCAATGTTTTAAGATCTAAAGGATATTCTATCTACACAAATACCAACAATGTAGGCAACCCGACTTACAGACTTGGTACACCTAGCAGAGCTATGGTAGCAGCAGCACACGCAGCTGGCGTATCATTCAGTTAAGCTAGTCTTAAATGGAGCCATATATGAAACATAAGAACCCTGTGGCTCCATTACATTTTCAAAGAGGTTTGGTACACCGAGGTCGTCCGAGATCAAAAGACCAATTATAAATAAGGAGAGAGCTAGGTAGACTCGTTAAACGGCCAATACAAAAACATATATCCTGGATAATGATATAAAACTTATCCACCAGACAATTAAAAAAAGGATAAGACATGGAAAAAATAGATTTATCAAGAGAATTAATTGAAGCATTAAGCAATCAATATCGTGGCAACATACAAGCTGCAAGAGCTAATGTAAGAGTGTATTTAGAAAATCCAGCAGGGATAGGTGAACACCCAGACATAATTCAATCTATTGACAGTCAGATCCAAATTATAGCAGACAACCAAGAGAAATTAGACATTCTCAATAGCCGTAGATTTAATTTTTCAGGGAGTAATTTTCCTGTTGAATAATCTACAAAAAGCTACCTTTGGTAACGAATTTTTTAGAGCAGAGATCTCACCCATGGAGGTGCCAGACGGAATGTTCAAAGTAGAGTTTTTTAGTAAGGACGATTTGGTCTTTACAGAATATTTAGGTGATAGAAATTTAGCTGTTGACACAGCAAAGACATTCGTTAGACAAAGGGAGCAACTACATGGCAAATAATGTATATTCTACTATACAATTTGAAAAAGGAAACAATGATGCAGAAAGAGAATTCGTAAGAATCTTTGAATTCATTGAAACTTTTGATGAGAAAGGTTTAGAGTTTGCAGACTTTTATCTTACTAATCAGGAAATCGTAGACGAAGAGTTTATGAAAGATTGGGTTGGTCCTTTGTCAGCAGTCGTTACAAAATTTATGGGTACAGAGGTAGAAGTTAAATCTTCTTGGATATCTCCCCATGTATTCTTCACAGGTTTATTAGAACATCTAAGAAATACAGATCCAGATACTGTATTAAGTATGCAATATGAAGATGAATTTTTAAACTTTTGTGGTGTGTATGTTAACGATAAACAGATTGAGGAATCAGGTGGTTGGTTTAAGAATCAATTCGATGCACTAGACGATAACCAAATAGACTTTTTAGAGTTTGTAGAGGATACGCAGATAGATTGGTTAGATAAATTGTGTTAATTTTGTGTTGATAGTATGTTAGGAGGATATATAATGCGGTTTGTGGAAAAAATGGAGACATACGATTCACAATCTCCTACTTCTAACATTTTTATATTTAATGGAGGAAGAC